TAGGTTCAACAATCATGTCATATCTTGAGATTGCATTACCGAAAAAAGTTGAGCCATATCCAGTAAATTTAACGTCATCTAGATCGTTATTGATTTGTGCGAATAGTTGTATAGATTGGCTGTTAGCTGTTCCGCCGTTAAGTGATTTAACGTAGAATTGACCTTGAGTAAAGGTATTAGCAGGAGTTTCAAAGATTACCTGTCCTGCAGTATTGCCCAACGAGTATGCTACTGTTGAGTTAACAAACGTCTGAAACAGATTAGCGAAGTTATTGTTAACTTTATCAAAAGCAACGCGAAGCGGATCACCAGCACCATCGTTGGGCTGGGCTCCGATATTAATAACTTCTTGTGTATAGAGGGGTGTTGTACTCATTCGCAATCTTCCGTTATATTAAGTATTTATCAAACGGAAGACCAGATTACTTTTTGGTTGCGGTCTCAAAAATAGCTTTTTGTTTGGTATACCACTCGCTCCAGCCTTCAACTTTAACCTTACATTCATGATAAAGTACATAGTTTTCTACTACTGTCTTTGTGAATTCTGTAAGACTCATACCTTCAGTGGCTTCTTTAAGATCAGCGCATTTTTCCAAGAGTGTTGCTGGGGCTTCCGGAAACTTAGGGACAACTGGAACTGCTGTGATGCTACACCCTGCTAGGGCAAGCAGAGGAAGAATCATTAACTTCTTCACTTCTTGTCACTCTCAAGCTTGCTAGGATCCATCGTAGCAGCAGCATTGTGTGCGCGGATGACCTCAGCCGGAAGTTCACAAAAATTGTCATATTTGACAATTTCACGGTCAATGTATTCAGTGACAGTCTTGCCCTTTACTCGGACGATTTCCGTGTCTTTAACAATCTTCTCAACAATTTCTACATTGGTTTTTTGTGATTTTGCTTCGGCTTCTGCAAGTTTCTTTTCAAGCTTCGCTACTGCTAATGCAGTGCTTTCTTTATATGCTAACGCACCTTGCAAAAACAGTCCCAGTACTACTAATACTAAGGATACAATCTTGATTAAATATCCATATGTGTTGACGATGGGAACACGTTGCACAAAAAATGCAACTAACAATCCAGCTACACCCACAAAGAGCAACGAGTGGATGATCCATATCGGAAGAAATGCGAGTAGCCAATATATGTTCATAACAACTGTATTTATACTTTGGTTTTGATTTTAGTAGTTATCATGTCCATTGCACAATAACAGTCATCAACATCACACTTAAATGGTTTATCAAAGAATGTTAGGTTGCCAGACTCGAACGTTGTTGCGTCTCTTTTACAACCTCCCCTAAACTTTATACCGTTTTCAATAACCATAGTATCAATGCCGGAAAAACAAGTCCAATCTTGAAATCTATTCTCACCTAACTTCATCATCTGCGTAACGTCTTTTTCCTGATAAGAGCCGTCACTGTACTCAATGGTTACCAAGCTGCGAAAGGGGAATAAGTGACTAGGAATAGTAGATTGTTTCTTATTTGGTGAGTTTTTTCCTAAGATTATATTGTACTCGTTCACAATTTTATTAAATTTTTCGGCGCCAATCGAAGTTTCTGTCAATCTGCTATCGGAACCAAAGTCCATTGCGTTCGTGCTGATGGCCGATCCTGTGTTTTCAATAAGATATTCGATGCCTTCAATCGCATAATCAATAGAATCTTTAATATAAGTCACTGCATTGATAGTAACAGTTTCTTCATCAAGGAATAAATTAGTAATCTCAGCAATATGCTTATAGTCTGCTTTCTGCTGGCTATGAAATGTTATGAATAGGAGGTCGAGTAGTTTAGCTTCCTTAAGAAGTTTCCACCACCGGACGGTCCTGCTACCATTACTGATAAGGCCAATCATCGCGCCTTGTTGTTTAATATAAGTTAACAACTCAATAAAATTTGGATACAATGTGGGTTCGCCGCCGGTTATCTGAATCCAAAGCGGGGATCCTTTTGCTGATTTTACTATTGAATCCACAATTGCCTTGTTAGAGGCTAGGTCTAACCAACCAAGAATACCTAACTTGTTTTCATCACCACAGAAGCTACAATTAAAGTTGCATTTATCATGTAGTTTCCATTCGACTAATTTATATGGGAACTCATCAGCATATGCCTGAACTTTAATTGGACTTGTCATAAAATTCTCTCACTTTGCTGATCACATATTCAAGTTCGCTATCCGTCATTTCAGGGTAAATAGGCAAACTTAATAGACCTCTTACTAAATGAATACTTGTACTTATCAAGTCTGGTTTTGAAATGACATTAGCATGTTTAGATAGGGGAAGTTCACTTAGTGTATAGGGATAATGAATTCTAGCATCAATGCCTTGTTCAATGAGATATGCCCGTAATGCATCACGTTGGTCAGTGTGTATGACAAACTTTTGATCCGCATGTAACATAAAATCTCCGCTGAGACAACGAACAGGGAGATTAGCAAACTCCCTTAGATAGCATCTTCTGATTGCTGCCCGGGCTTTTTGCCATTGATCGATGTACCGTGTTCTGACTAGCATGTGGGCACATTCAAGCTCACTCATCCTTGAGTTAGTGCCAGGATCAAAATAGTCCGGTTTGCCATTATTCTTTGCAACGACGATTGAATCATATATCGTTCGGTCATTGGTTACTACTGCTCCACCGTTGCCCGATGAGGGAAGATTCTTAGTGGGGTCAAAGCTGATTGCCATTGCCAAACCAATGTTGTTGCCGGCTGATAGCCAATGCTGGGCACCATCTACGATAGTGTTATTGGCGTGATATCTAAAGTTTTTGCTGGCGGCGCCGTATAGTCCTACGTAGCAATTGTACGTACTACTCGGCATATTTTCTTCACTATCATCAATTGCTATGCCGTTCTTGTCTGTATCAACAAGTTCCACTTTCCATCCGGTTGTCAGAAAAGCGTTGAGAGTTGCCGGGTAAGTAATATCGGGCATTCTAATTATAGGATCAAAGTTATCGTTAGCTAATGCCTCATCATTAGCAATATGCATTGCAATGAATTCTAATGCGTGTGTGCCGCTATGAACAACAGTTGCGTACTCACATCCGGTGCGTTTGGCTAACCATTTCTCAAACCGATCAGTAAATTCGCCATCCATTAGGACACCGGTTCTCATGGCTAGGTCGGTTGCTTCAAGCAACTCGTCCTTGAGATTAACGTACTGTCTTGCTAGGCCGAAATGCGGAATTATCATTTTTTGCCCACCATTCAAGTAATCCGCCGTTAGTATCAGACCACGGACAATATTGTTCCCATAACGCTGACGATTGTTCAGGATTTTCTTTCATCAATTTGTCTACATTAACTCTGGATTTATACCCAGCCAAAGACCAATCATGCGTTTTTAAGGCAGTTTCTAAATCACTCATTTAATTTTATCCTTCCAAAATGGGGAACTTTGAAGATACTCATAGTATCTTTGAAATCCTTCTTCTACATCAACCTTAGGGTCAAATTCAAAATCTTTACGGGCGGCACTAATGTTTAATGCTCCTCTACTAGGAAAGTCTTGATCTTTATGTCCTATTTCAATTGTACCCTTACCCACAATTTCTATGACTAATGCGGCGGCTTCTAGTAAGGTGCGTGATTGACCTAGGGTAATGTTATATGTTCTATACACAGTGTGGGGGCTTAGAGACGCTCCTACGATGCCTGAGGCGGTGTCATCAACGTATGTAAAGTCTAGCTTTTCGTTGCTTCCATTGACTTTCAATACGCTATTATTCATTGCGGCAGCGAAGAACTTAGAGACAACCCGATCTTCAACATCATGTGGACCATAGACTGCGCTTGGACGAACAATCGTGTAATCAAAGCATCCCTTATGTCCGTAGTCTCGTACTAGTTGTTCACCCGAATGTTTCATAATTGCATACTGTCCTTGCGGCTTGCAAAATGCATATTCATCAGTATTATCTTCATAGTCACCATAGACCATACTACTACTGACATATACGAATCGATTGACCTGATATTTGTTGCTTAGTTCACATAGGTTCAATAGTCCTTCAACCATTGTCTTAGCACCGAGTGTAGGGGTAGCATTGACTACTTTTTGACGGGGGAAACTAGCAAGATGAATAACAAGTTCTGGCTTAAACGTTCTAAAGACATTCTCTAATCGTTCGCCGTCAGTAATGTTGTATGGGTGACATACGGAACTAATACGAGAGGTTCGTTCTTCAATTAACTGATGCAATTCCTCCCTAGGAATGACACCGTAATCTGTCGTGTTATCAATGATAAGAACGTCATGTTCTAAATCTTCTAACTGTGCTACGACATTATGACCGATGAAGCCCAAGCCACCTGTTACTAAAATTCTCACACCTTGAAATCCATGTGCGGAGCAATGTCATTATCAAATATTTGCGACATGTCACGATGCAATGCTTCACGCTCTCGTTCTGTCATACCTGAGTTAAGCGTATACATACGATCATCCTCGTTGATTACAAGTCCGTAATCATGACGAAAGGTCAGGCACATGTCATTGATGATTTGTTCTCTATTCATATTTCAGTTTCCAAAAAGTGTAAAGTTCAGGGGTTAATGTAATTCTTATTTGGTAACTATATCCGTAATATTGTGGGTCCATATCCCGATGCCAGCTGGGAGTTTCGGAACAGTTTTCCATTGCCCATTTACCGGCTTCACTATTCTGCCATTCCCAAAGAGGTTCGGCAGCATAGATGTCAGGGTCTTCAACGTCTCCGACGGTGAAGCGATGAGCAACAATTGTTTTCATACTGCCATATCAGCCTTAATAGTACCATGACTCTGATAGTCAAATAACAGTATAGCATCCATTGAGAATTTGTCAATGCTTTTTATATCAGGAGTGAGAAAAAGGAGAGGAAGTGGGTATTCTTCTCTGCTCAATTGTTCTTTAACCTGCTCAATATGATTTGAATAGATATGCGTATCGCCGGTTGAGATAATCAGTTCACCGACCTTAAGGTCACAAACTTGTGCAATCATATGCGTAAGCAATGCATAACTAGCAATGTTGAAGGGTAGGCCAAGGAATACATCAACGCTACGCTGATACATGTGGCAGCTTAGTTTACCGTTGCTTACATAAAACTGTGCCAGAACGTGACAGGGAGGCAATGCCATTTGGTCAAGTTCGTCAACATTCCATGCAGTAAGAATATGTCTACGACCGTTAGGATTCTTCTTGATGCCTTCAATTAGATTTGAGAGTTGGTCAACTCCTCGCCAATCTCTCCACTGTACACCATATACTCTTCCCAAATCCCCGTCATATCTCGCTTTTGGGGTCCAATAAGCTGCTTGAGCGTTTCCTGTCCATATCGTGCTACGTTCAGTATCTTTGGATCCGTATAAAATTTCTGCAAGTCTTCTCTCATCTCCGCTCCCTTCAATAAACCACAGTAGTTCACTAACTACTGATTTCCATGCTAATTTTTTAGTTGTTACAGCGGGAAAGCCTGCTGTCAAGTCAAATCTCAATTGACGGCCGAAGACGCTGATAGTGCCTACACCTGTTCGATCATCTTTGACTTCACCATTATTTAGTATGTCTTCAAGTAAATCGTGATACTGTTTCATTTCAAATCCTAAAAGAATACATGAACCCGCCGGGATATGTGGTAAC